GTTATTGGTTCTATGTTTCCACAAAAAGAAATGGGTGGCGGTTCAGGTTTGAAATACGCTGCTTCATCAATCATCTATCTAGGTAAAAGAAAAGAAAAAGACGGTACTGAGGTAGTTGGTAATATTATTCATTGTAAAAATTATAAGTCGAGAATAACAAAAGAAAATGCTCAAATTGATGTAAGACTATCATACAAGCAAGGTTTAGATAGACATTATGGTCTGTTAGAACTAGGCGAAGAATGTGGTGTCTTTAAAAAGGTATCTACTAGATATGAAATGCCAGATGGCACAAAAGTATTTGGTAAATCTATCAATACAGAGCCTGAAAAATATTTTACAAAAGAGGTATTAGATAAGATTGATGAATTCACAAAACAAAAATTCACATACGGACAAGACGAAGAATAAAAAATATACCTTTGTACAAAAAGAAGGTGATGACTTTACTTGTATAAAGTTATTATCTGAAAAGTATGATGGTATAATTTTTAAATACGGCAATGTTGGCTTTGGAAAGGATGAAAATCCTGATGGTACCTTGCCAATGATGTTTGATTATGATATAATAAGAAATGAAAACAATAAAGATTTGGGAGATGAAAGTGAATTTATCGGCCATATCGGTGACATATTATTAGAACTAATGGAGAAACAATTAAAAGATGGTACAGCAATCATTAAGTGATAGAATAGAAACCACTATTCTAAGTAATTTATTTTATAATGAAGACTTTACTAGAAAGGCTATGCCTTTTATTGAAGCTGATTACTTTACAAAAAGTGAAGAATCAATATTGTTTGGTGAGATTGAAAAGTTTGTAGAGAACTATAAGAACTTACCTACAAAAGATACTATCTTAATTGAACTTAACGGTAGAAAAGATTTAACCGAAGAACAACTTAAAAGTTTAAAACTATTAGTTGCTGGTGCAAATGATGAAAAGGTTGACTTGCAATGGTTATTAGATTCAACTGAAAAGTGGTGTAAAGACCGTGCTGTTCATAATGCTGTATTATCTGGTATTAAAATCTTAGACAACAAAGACCAAAAGAGAACACCTGAGGCAATACCTGGTATTTTATCAGACGCTTTGGCAGTTAGTTTTGATAATCATATTGGTCACGATTATTTACAAGACGCAGACAAAAGATTTGATTGGTACCATACAAAAGAAAAAAGATTTAAATTTGATTTAGATTACTTTAATAGAATTACAAAGGGTGGTGTGCCAAGTAAAACACTTAACATCGCTCTTGCAGGTACAGGTGTTGGTAAATCTTTGTTTATGTGTCATGTAGCTTCTGCTTTCTTAACACAAGGTAAAAATGTATTGTATATTACTTTAGAAATGGCTGAAGAAAGAATTGCTGAAAGAATTGACGCTAACTTATTTGATATCTCTATGGATGATATTAGAGATATGCCTAAACAATTGTATGATAATAAAGTTGATAAATTAAATGCAAAAACAAAAGGTCAATTAATTATCAAAGAATATCCTACAGCCTCTGCTCATAGTGGTCACTTTAGAGCATTGATGAATGAATTATCTTTAAAGAAATCTTTTAAACCTGATGTAGTGTTTATTGATTATTTAAATATATGTGCTAGTGCAAGATTTAAAGGTGGTAATATATCATCTTATTTCTATGTAAAAGCAATTGCTGAAGAACTAAGAGGTCTGGCTGTCGAGTTTGATATGCCAATCTTTAGTGCTACACAAACAACTAGAACTGGTTTTGTATCTACTGACATTGGTTTAGAAGATACATCTGAAAGTTTTGGTTTACCTGCAACTGCTGACTTTATGTTTGCTTTAATGTCTAATGAAGAATTAGAAGCGTTAGGTCAAATGAAAGTTAAACAGTTAAAAAATCGTTACAATGACCCTAGTATGAATAGGGCATTTATCGTAGGTGTTGACAGAGCTAAAATGAGATTATATGATGTAGAAAATAATGCTCAGAATATTGTTGACGCTAATCAAACAAAAGAAAACTATCCTAAACCTGAACAGGCATATGATAAGTTTTCAGAATTTAAATTATAGGAGTATATAATGGCAAACTTTAAAACTTTTACCAATGCTTCAGCACCTTTTGAGGGCAAGAAAATCGCCATTGATATGGATAGAATTGCTTGTTTCTTTGAAGATGTATTGAAAGCAGATGAAGGTAAACATACGACCATTTGGTCAAAAGATAACACTTGGACAGTCCAAGAAAGTTACGACAAAGTGTTAGAAATATTGGAGAAAAAATAATGTTAGGTGGAGATTTATTTAAAATTCCTTACTATTCAACACCAGTATTGAATTTTAAGGAGAAAAAAAAGAAATTAACAAATCTATTAAAATCTTATCCTGAAGAAAGAACAGGTATACAAACTTTTACTACAAATAGGCAAACTGATAGACAAGGTTTAGTAAATGGATTTGTACAAATATTAGATGAAGAATTTAATCTGTTAACTCAACAAATTAAAAAACATTTACAGATTACAGATATTTGGTCTGTTACTTACAGTAAAGGTGATTATCATTCTCCACATAATCATGGTTCTTTAGGTCTAGCAGGTATTTTATACTTAGACTTACCTAATGGAAGCTCTGTAACAAACTATATTCAACCGTGGAATGAAATTGAAACAGACACTACAATTTATTATCCTTTACCTATAGCAGAGGGTCATATCATTGTTGTTCCTCAATTTATACAACATTTTAGTCCACCTCATAATGCTAAAAAAGGCAAAAAGCGAATCATATCTTTTGATATGAGTTTCACACAAGGAGATAATGCCTAAAAAACGAAAACAAAAAGTAAGATTTCACAAAGGTGACAAAAAACCTGGTGGCGCTAATTTAAAGGAAAAAGACTTGTACTACACAAAGAAAATGATTAAAAGAGGCCGTAAGATAGTATGGCAAATTACTGAACACCCTAGAAAAAAAGTTGTTAAGGAGTGTTTCTTTGAGGAAGACGCAGCTAGTTTCGTAAAATTTCAAAATAAACATAAGGTCTGGTTAGTCAATGGTGGAATACCAGACTTTCTATGTCCTAGACCAGGCAGTCAGATAGATAACGCTTGACTCTGATACCATACTAGTGTATAAATAGTGGTATGGCATATAATATAGCTACAAAATCTGGAATACAAAAACATTTTACTCCTGCTTTATTCAAAAGCAGTAAACCTTATTTCGATAAAATGGAAGAAGGTTCTTTTTTCTGTGATGATATTAGATTTTCACCTTCAAAAATTCATATTGTAAAAGTATCTACTAAAAACTTAGTAGCAATAAAACCTCTATTATCAAAAGATAAAGTAAAACTTGTAAATAGAGGCGGTAAAAACTCAGCTGATGTTGACTTTGGTGTAGGCAAGTTAAGATTTTTAGAAACAGGTAAAGTTTCAGTTAGTGCCTCAGATGGACTAACAACCGCCAAACAAGAAAGAGCTTCATTAGAAATAGTAAAAAGGGTTTTAAAAGAAGGTAAGTCATACGGTACACCTCAAGCAATTGCTAAAGACAAAGTATTTTTCGATAGATTAATGAAAGTATATCCTGAAATCAATGATGTTTGGTTACAAGGTTTACACGCTCAAGGAGTTAAGATTAAATCTTTATATGCAAATGCTGGTTTTACAGAATACAATAGAGATGGTGGTTTTATGGACTTCATCTCAAATTTAATTAGAACAAAATTTGGTATCAGTAAAAAAGACGCATGGAATCCTGCTGATATTTGGTTAATTAAAAATGAAACAAAAGTTAGAAAACAATTATTAGAAAGTGTTAGTGGTGCTAATCCTAGTGTGAGTAGATTAAATGACACTATGAGAGTAATGTACAAAAATAAAACACTTGTAGGTGTATCATTAAAAGCAATTTCAGGTAAGACTGCTAAATGGGAAAATGTCAATACAGTTTCAAACTTACCTCAATCTGAAAAACTTAAATTAGATAGTATCAAAATGAAAATGACAAATAATACAGACGGTACATTAAGCACTACAGATACGGTAATTACAGTTATGACAGGTAATTCAGGTGCAAAATTTCAGTTAAGACAAAACTCAAAAGGTTTTAATAATTTAAAGTTTGAACCTACAAAGATAGGTGCTGGTGCAGCTAGATTAGGTAAAGTGCCGTTAGATATGTTAGCACGATTGTTACCAGAATATAAGATTAAAAATTTCAAAAACAACTGGCGATTATATCCACAAACCGCTGGTGAGTTTAAAGATGTACAAAAGATTTATGCAGACAGATTTAAGGTTATTAATGGTGATGTTGATACAGGTATTACAAACAACCAGTTTATTAATAGTATGACCAAATCATTTAAATCACCAGACCAAAACAATGGTGTATCTACATCTAAATTGCAACAACTAGATTTCGTGTACTATATTATGACTATAAAAACCTCTGAAAGAAATGAACTCTTAACTAATATGTTGTACCTGGCAGAGAAAAAAGGCGCTCAATTTGCACCTTTTGGTAAATTATATTAAAAAAGTGCTTGCCAAGACCAGCGGAATATGTTATAATACCAGTATTAAATCGTATAAATAGTTGTATGATTTGTTAATGGGTTATTGAATATTATATAAATGGATAAATTGGAGAACAAATGTTTAGTTTTAAAGGCTTTTTCACTAAGGAAAAGAATACACACCTCGAACACCTAGAAGACGATATTATTAATCGTGGTAGTCAAGGTGGTGTAAACGCAATCAACTTCCTAAATTCAGTACGAAATATGCTTGCCGGCAATATTGGTGGTAAGTTAAATATGACTGTTAAATGGGACGGTGCGCCTGCCGTATTCTGTGGTATCAATCCAGAAAATGGTAAATTCTTTGTAGGAACAAAGTCAGTATTCAACAAAACTCCTAAAATCAACTATACACCAACTGATATAAGACGAAATCATGGTGGTGAACTCGCTAACAAATTACAAGTGTGTTTAAGAGAACTACCAAAACTGGGGTTAGATGGTATTTACCAAGGAGATTTACTTTTTACAAGAGGTGATTTAAAAGCCGCTGCCATTGGCGGAGAAAAAATGATTACCTTTACACCTAATACAATTACTTATGCTGTACCAGCAGATAGTGATATTGCTAGAAGAATAGCCAGAGCAAAATTAGGTATTGTATTTCACACAAAATATTCTGGTAAAACAATGTCATCTTTAACTGCCGGTTTTGGTAGTATTAAAGGCAAAGGTCCTACTTCCGTATTTTTAGCTTCTGCTTCATATCAAGATACATCTGGTTCATCTACATTTAATAAATCAGAGTTATCAAGATTTGACGCATTGATAAGAATGGCTCAAGGGTCATTATCAAAAGCAAAACCTATGTTAGATGAAATGTCTAAAGGTGTAAAAGCTGATGACCAATTATCTGTAGGTTATAGATTAAAAACATTTTTCAATTCTTATATTAGAAACTCTAATCAAGGTATGGATAAAGTTAAAGTTATGCAACAAATGTTTAGAGATTACTACGAAAGTTATTTACAATCAGAAATAGATTCAAAGAAAACAGATAAAGGTAAAGAAAAATATATTAAAGCCAAAGAAGATGGTTTAAAATTTATTGATAGAAATAAAACATCTTTATACTTTGCTCTTGCAAGTCATATTAGTTTAGGTAATGCTAAGAACTTTTTGATACAAAAATTATCACAAGTACAAAGTATTGGTAATTTCCTACGAACACCTAACGGATATAAAGTAACAGCGCCTGAGGGTTATGTTGCTGTAGATAGAATTGCTGGTGCAATTAAACTTGTAGATAGATTAGAATTTAGTCGTGCTAATTTTACGGCAGAAAAAGATTGGGTAAAAGGATAATGATTAAAATATTAGATTGGTATTATAATATACTAGAAACAGTTGGTATTAAAATGAGTGGATATGCTTGGCGAAAAAGATGGTCTAATAGAAAAACAGGAACAGGTTATAGGAAAAATCAATAATGTATCAAAGAATAGAAGGCTTTAAACAATACTTTTTTGAGGCAATTAATGGACCTAAAATTATTATGATTGGTGGACCAGGTTCAGGTAAATCAACATATTCTGAATTAATTAAAAAAGAATTAGGTATTGCTCACATATACACAGGTGATATGATGAGAGCTTTAGCAAAACAAGATACACCAGATGGTAAAAAAGTAAAAGAATTATTATCAAAAGGTGAATTTGCACCAACACCTATAGTTATTGACGCAGTAAAAAAAAGAATGGAACAACCAGACGCACAAAAAGGATATGTATTTGATGGATTTCCTAGAAATGTAGAACAAGCAGGTGCTATGGAATCAAAAGGTATTGAATACGACCATGTAATTAATCTTGTAGTATCTGAGGAAGAAGTTGTTAAAAGATTGACTGCCAGAGGTAGAGCAGATGATAAACCAGAAATAATTAAAAACAGAATTAAAGTATATCATAGAGAAACAGCACCTTTATTATATTACTACAAAGATGAAATAATAAATATTAAGGCAGAGGGTAATACACCCGAAGCTATAGCAAAAGAAATTATAAAGAAAGTAACATGAAAACATACGACCAAATTAGATACTTAGAAGAAGGCTTATATGACCCCAATATATTTAAAGCATTCTTTTTAGCAGGTGGTCCTGGTTCAGGTAAAACATTTGTAACTAGAAGTGCCTTTGCTGGTTTTGGTTTAAGAATGATTAACTCAGACCAAGCATTTGAAAACGCATTAAAGAAAAATAATCTATCTCTTAAAATGCCTGAAGATGAATCAGAAGCTAGAGATATATTAAGAGCAAGAGCAAAAGGTATGACAGGTTCTATGATGGATTTATCTATCAAAGGCAGATTAGGTATGATTGTTGATGGTACTGGTAGAGATTACGATAAGATTAATCAACAAGTAGGTTTTTTAAAACAACTAGGTTATGATTGTTATATGGTTTTTGTTAATACTAGTTTAGATGTTGCTTTAGAAAGAAACGCACAAAGAGAAAGAAGTGTACCAGAATATGTTACAAGAAAATCTTGGAATGTGGTACAAAGTAATATTGGTAAATTTCAAAGTTTATTTGGTATGCAAAACATGATTATTGTTGATAATAACAAATCTGACAAAGAACTAACAACAATTACTATGAACAATTGTGCTAAAATAGTTAGAAGATTACTTACAAATAAAGTTAAGTCATACACAGCAAAAAGGTGGATGGCAACAGAGAGAAAATTAAAAAGAAGATGAGATTTAAGGAATTCATAAACGAAAGTATTATTGATATACCTAGAAGGACTTATGCACCTAAGGTATTTGATAATGCTGATACACCAAATCCAACTATTAAGGATAGTGTAAAGAAACAAATTGAAACTCAATTAAAAGAGTTTGAATCTGAGTATCCTATTCTAAAGACTTCATTGATAGGTTCTATACTTACAAAACGATATAGAAATGACGCAGACTTGGACATTAATGTATTATTTGATGTGCCTGCTGACAAACAAGAAGAAGAAAGAACAAGATTGTCTAAAAAGTATTTGTCTGCCAAGAATCCAGATAATATCCAGGGTAAATTAATACCTGGTTCTGAGCACCCTATCAACTTTTATTTTATAACTGATAAAGAAACTTATGAAAATCAAAATAAAAAGGCTGACGCTGTATATGAAATTGAAACAAATAAATTCGTTAAAAGGCCGAAAGATTTTGTTTTTGATACTGGATTATACATTAAAGACTTCAACAAAAAAGTACAAGAATTAGATGTAATCAAAGGCGAATTAAAAAGAGATATTATTGATTACAGAGAACTAGAAGAATTATCGCCAGATGAAGTATTAAATTTACAAGATAGAATTAATAGTAAGTTAGAAGAAATAGAAGACAGTATTGAACAGATTGTAAAAGTAGGTGACGGTGTTGACGCAGATAGAAGAGCTGCATTTGATAAAGATATGTCACCAGACGAGATACAAAAGTATGGTATTAAAAACAGATTACCTAAAAATGTAATTTATAAGATGTTAGAAAAATACCACTATTTAAAATTCTATAAAAAGTGTCAAAAGATTTTAGATGATGGTAAAGTAACACCAGATGAAATAGATGATTTAGAAATGCACGAAGTAAAAGGTAAGTCTATTGCATTTACTTTTGGTAGATTTAATCCACCAACTATTGGACATGAGAAACTTATTAATAAAGTTAAATCTGTTCCAGCAAATGATTATAAAATTTATCTAAGTAGAAGTGAAGACCCTAAAAAGAATCCACTTTCGCCTAGACAAAAACTAGATGTAATGAAAAAGATATTTCCAAGTCACGCAAGAAATATCGAAATCAATACAACAAATATGATATTAGATATTGCTACTAAATTATACAATCAAGGTTACTCAGAGGTAAATATGGTCGTAGGTAGTGATAGAGTAAGAGAATTTGAAACGATACTTAACAAATACAATGATGTGAAATCAAGACATGGTTATTATAACTTTACTAGTATTAAAGTAGTATCAGCTGGCGAAAGAGACCCGGATGCCGAAGGCGCAACAGGTATGTCAGCAAGTAAGATGAGAGCTGCGGCTTCAAAAGGAGACCTTGCAAGTTTCAAAAAAGGTTTACCAAAAAATGCAGACGCAGAAAAGATTTTCAAAGATGTCCGTAAGGGTATGAATTTAGCTGCCAATTATTTACATATGCCAGTAGTTAGACCGATTGCAAGTATGGAAGAATTTGAACAACAACAAATAAGAGACCTTTATATTAGAGAAATGATATTCAATATTAATGATGAAGTTGATTATGTCAAAGAAGATATTAAAGGTAAGGTAGTGCGAAGAAGTACAAACTATGTCGTACTAGAAGATAACAATAACAATTTACACAAAGCATGGATATGGGATTGTATCCCAATCGCAGCTGATAGAGAGGTAGAAGTGAGAGAACATGATTTAGATGTCGATTACGGCTTCGAAGCAGTATCAGAAATTAAAGAAGATTTAGACGCTCAACCACAAGATAGAGATGTTAAGAAAAAAGATGGCACACAGCCTAAAAAGTATTACAAAAA